CGACGCCGAAGCAGTCGGCGATCAAAACGGCGTTGGTGTAGGCCGCCATCACGTCCTCGCTGATCGGCGGCGACAAGTCTTTCGCATGATGAGCAATGACCCATGCGCGCGCCGCTTCTCGCGCGGCAATGATGCGCCGCGCGTGGCGGTCTGGCGCTGTTTCTTTGAGCAGCGCGTCAATGGCCCGCCGATTGTGCGGACCCAGCAGCTCCCGCAGATACTTTTCCGCGGCGTTTCTTGTTGTGAGATGCTGCATACCTAGCTCCATTTCGTAAAGACGGCCGGCAGGACGAGAACTTTGCCGCCCGGCAACTGCACACGCAAATCGGCCCGCCGCGATAAAAATCGCAGCGGGCAAAGATCGCCGTTTTCAAGCACCAGAAACGCGGCTGTGATGGCCGCCGGCCCCGTAAGAATGCCCGTAAACTCATACTGGGCGACGATCTCGCCAGGCCACACGTCGCCCACCACGTAATCCTTTCGCTTGTCGGCGGCTAGCGAGCGGTGGCCGAAATACAGCCACCGCCAGCGCCCAGACTGAGGGCGCCACACAGCCCGTGCCCAGTGTTCCAGACATTTGCCGCGGCGGCCGTAGTGTTTTACGGCCGCACGAACCGAATAAGCCGCCCCCGACGGGGGTGTACGACTCGCGGCAATAGCGGACGCCCGGCGCAGGAACTCGGCGTTCGCGGCGTGCTGAACGTCGGCCCTCGAAAGGGCCGCTGTCTCATTGCTCACGAAGCTTTCGCGCCACATTGACGCGGTCTCCTTTCAGCCAGCACCTGGGCTGGTGATGGTCTGGGCGATACGCCCGCCCACTGCGCCCACGATGGGTCAGCGCCGCCATCGCCGCTCGGGGGCACACGGCGACGGCGGGGGAAGGTCATTGCGATGGCGGACTCGGACAAGGTAGTGGCACAGCCACTTCGACTGCCCAATACCCGCCGTGCATTCCGGGCGTGTGGCGCGAGGAGATGATGCGCGCCCCCTCGGGCTCGATCACGACTGGCTCGGCCCACCAGCCGGGGCCAGGGGCGATTGTGACCTGGCGGCCGTCGCTTGTGCTGGCAGACTTCGGCTGGTCCCAATAGCCGTTGTCCATCTCCCGACGGGTCGGGGCACCGAACGAGACAATGACGGTCTCGACGGACTGCCCGCCTTGCGCAACTTCCGCCGCAAAGCGCTCGACCTGGTCGAGACGCTCCGCCGTCTTCGGATATTCGGCCCGCACAATTTCGCGGGCCACGTCCACCGGTAGCCCTAATTCTGCAGCCACCTGCCCCCAGGTGGCGAACTCTTCGCCCCACAAGCCGTGCAGCGGCGAAAGGAAATAGAGGGGGCGCACGCCGGGCGCGAGTAGAAGCTCGTATGTGGTGTTCGACCACTTGCCGTTGGGGGTATAGTGCTCCCTCTGGATTGTGCAGAATCCAGGGATGCCCTGGCCATCGAACCGAACAACGTCGGCGCCCCGCGCCAAATAAAGCCTCGGCCTCCTGCCGCCAGGCTGCTTGCCATCGTTGTACTGGTATACCTTCATCGCACCCTCCCGGCCGGCCTTGCCGGCCCGCTAATGTGACACGATTCTCGAAAAATTGGTCGGCCCCTAGGGGTCAGGCAACGCGCACGCTGCCGCCCCACTGCGGGTCAATTCCCGCGCCCCGGCTCCGACCTCTCCGGGACCTCACCACCGGTCGCGCTGGCGCCTCAGCGCGGTCGTCCGGCAGCTTGCTGCACTCGCAGGAAGGGGAGCCGACCAAAGTCCCGGCGCTTCGTGCGCCGGCAACGCCCCCGATGCCCCGCTTTGACCGCCGCCGCTCGGGGGCACACGGCGGCGGCCGCTGCCAGGTTACTGGTCCGCCCGCTTACCGGCGGCGGGCCCGCGGAATCACGCCGTCGGCGATGGCGGCGCGAATCGCGGCCGCCGGGCTCGGGGCGTCCGACTCGCCCGAATCGGCGACCATAACGCAGCAGCCATCGCTGTTGCGGATGGCGTAGTGGCCCGCGATTGCCCCGCCGCGGATCGAAAACTGCGCCCCCCAGCGCCACCCCTTCGGAAGGGAGCTCCCGCGAGCATACAGGACGTGATCGAGTGTGCGAGTGTCGGCCATCGTAACCTCCCGGCCGGCCGTGCCGGCCCGCTGATTGATGCCGCGTCGGCCGCGGCCGCCGCCATCGGTCCCTCACCGATGACGCCTACATTATACCGCAGGACAAATACTCGTCAAGAGCTTCGGCGGCCGCGGGGCGAAAAAATCTCGAAAAAAATCCGCGGAGCGCGGTCAGGTGGACACTTGGGAAAATGGGACAGGCCGCGGCAGCGGCCCTTGGGAATCACTGCCGCGGGTCGGGGCGCTCGATGACGCGCCCGTCCGGCAGCTCGATTGCCACGGCCCCTGACTCCGTCTGGCGCACCGCCAGACGGACGTAGCCACAGGACACCTGGCCCGTGATCAGATACGCCGTAGTCACGGGGGCGCCCTGCGTGTACTCGATGACGATCTCGCCCGCGCGCACACGTCCGACTGGGTTATCGGCGGCGGCGAACTGCCGCCATCGCCCACGGCGCCACACCCGACGTTCATAGGTCGTGCTCACGTCCAGATGTCCAAGCGTGGGCACCGACGCGCAGACAGGATCGGCTTCGGTCCAGGCGATGTCGCAGAGCTCGCGGATAACGACGCCCATCGAAACCTCCCGGCCGGCGCTGCGTGCGCCGCAAACGCCCCCGATGCCCCGCTTTGGCCGCCGCCGCTCGGGGGCACACGGCATCGGCCCCTACCGTCAGCACGTCTGGCCCGACTGCCGCGACGATTCGAGGAACTCCCGCCACCCGGCCTTGTCCCGAATCGTCGCCTCGATGGCCCGCAGATTGCGTGGGCTGGCGCGGACGATGACCTGGCCGTCGCCCGTGCCCTCGACGATGACGTTCACGCGCAGCCGGCGGGCGAACTGTTCGTTCACCCGCCCCGACCCGCTGCGTTTGATCTTGATCGGCCGCTCGAACCGCCGCAGCAGCACCAGATCGGCGCCCGGATCGCTGGCGTCTTCGCACGCCAGCACGCGCCCGCGCAGCCGGGCGGCGTGCAAAACCCAAGCAAACGGCACCGATGACGCATCAAACCTGATCTCGTTCATTGCTCGCTCCCGGCCGGCCGTGCCGGCCCGCTGATTGTCGCCGCGTCGGCCGCGGCCGCCGCCATCGGTCCCTCACCGATGACGCCTTTATTATACCGCGTGCCAAATAGTCGTCAAGAGCTGCGGCCGCCACGGGGCGAAAAATCTTGGAAAAAAATCCGCGGCCCGGTCAGGTCGACACTTGGGAAAATGGGACTGGCCGACCTGGGGCGAAAAAATCTCGAAAAAAATCCGCGGCCCAGGTCAGGTGGACACTTGGGAAAATGGGACAGGCCGCGGCAGCAGGCGCTGGGTGATACAATGCCAAAGGCATGATGGCACAGCACAACCGCAAACGCGACAATCGGCGACTGGGCGTCGGCGGCCCTAAGGGTCCGCCGGCCGTGTATCCGTCGCGGCTGCACCAGATACTGGCGCAGCGGCTGCGCGGCCGGCGCATCGCGGCCGGACTCACCTTGCAGCAGGCCTCCGCCGCGGCGGGTATCACTGCCGCGGCCTGGTCGGCCTACGAGCGCGGCCGGACGCTGCCAAGCCTTCCGATGCTGGCATCGGTGGCCGCTGCCGTCGGCTGCGCCCCGGCCGATCTGGTGCCCTAGAAACCCCCAGCGCAAAAAAATCGGCTGGGGACTGTCGCCCCCAGCCGCGACCAGACGGCCCGCGATGCGGCCGTGGCCGAACTTACTTCCGCGGGTTCGGGCGAATCAGAATCTGCCCGTCGGGAAGGAACACATAAATCGTATTTGGGCTGGCCTCAGGCACAATCTGCCCGTCGGGAAGGAACCGAAAAACCGTATTTGGGCCGGCCTCACGCACGTAAAGCTGAACGAAGCCCTTCGCGGTCACCAGACAACCGGCCGAAATTGGCCGGCCATCGACTACTTCGACGAGCACTTCGCCCGGGCGCACCGGCCCGACCGCCTGGCGCAACGTGCGGGCGACCTTCTGCCAGCGGCCGTCGCGCCACACGTACCGATACCAGCGCGTCGGCGATTCGCCAACGCGCCCGTATTTGATGCGGCCGCAGCCCGTGATGATGACTTCGTCGCCGACCGGCGCCGCCTCAGCGCCCGCGATCTCGCAGGCAATCCGCACGTCTTCGGGGATTCCAGCCGTCGCCGTCGTTGTCGTTGTCCCGCTCATCGCACCCTCCCGGCCGGCCCTGCCGGCCCGCTGATTGTCGCCGCGTCGGCCGCGGCCGCCGCCATCGGTCCCTCACCGATGACGCCTTTATTTTACCTCGTGGCAAATACTCGTCAAGAGCTTCGGCGGCCACGGGGCGAAAAATCTCGAAAAAAATCCGCGGAACGCGGAAGGTGGACACTTGGGAAATGGGACAGGCGCAAGAAACGGTCGCGGCTGGGGACTGTTGCCCCCAGCCGCGACAGGCCCCCGGCCTCGTGCGCAAAAGAAAATCCCCCGATAACTCAGCGCTGCCGCCGCCGCTCGGGGGCACACGGCGTCGGCAGGGGAAGACTAGTCCAGAGCAGGCAGGGGCCGCGTCAGCTCGTGGCCGCTGGGCAGTTGCAGGACAACTGCGCCGCTCTGGGTGAACTCGATCTGAACGACGGCGTCATTGAGCGCCACGTACGCCATGGCCAGCTCGCCACGCTCAATGTAGAGCATGACCTCGCCCGGCCAGAGGCGATCTAGCGTATGCTCGAAGCGTTGCCACGCCCCGTCGCGCCAGACAAGCATATACCAGCTTCCGCAGCAGCGGTCGCTGCCGCCCGTTGCGACCCAGTGCGGACGCCCCAAGCGCTCGCCGCTGGCCGCCGCTTCGCACGCCTTAGCATTCTCGCTGCTCAATGGATACCGCGTCATCGCAACCTCCCCGGCCGGTCTCACCGGCCCGCTGATTTCGCCGCGTCGGCCGCGGCCGCCGCCATCGGTCCCTCACCGATGACGCCTTTATTATACCGCGTGCCAAATAGTCGTCAAGAGCTGCGGCCGCCGCGGGGCGAAAAATCTCGGAAAAAATCCGCGGAGCGCGGTCAGGTGGACACTTGCGAAAATGGGACTGATGAAAAAACGGCCGGTCCGTGGGGCAGCGAAGCTTGCGCCCCGCCGCCCCACTGCGGGTCATTTCCCGCCCCGGACTCCTCCCCTCCCGGACCTCCCCCACGGTCGCGTTGGCGCCTCCACGCGGTCGTCCGTGGGCGTACCACACTCGCAAAAGGGGACCAGCCGTCACCCGGCGCTCCGCGCGCCGGCAGCGCCCCCGATGCCCTATTGGCCGCCGCGGCGCTCGGGGGCACACGCCGCGGCGTACTAGTTACGCCCGCGGCGACGGGCGGTCGATCACCCGACCGTCGGGCAAATAAATCCGCACCAGATCGCCGTAATCCCGGACTTCGACCGGGTGATAGCCTGGGGTGAACGGTCCCAGAATCAGGCAGGCCGTCTGGATCGCCCAGTTATCGACCCATTCGATCACCAGCTCCCCGGCGAAGACACGGCCAGAACGGTCGCGCTTGCGCGTCGTAATCGGCACCCAGCGCCCGTCGCGCCACACGCGACGATGGACGATGTGCTCATACCGCGTGTGAATCCTTAGCCCCCGCGGAAACATTGGGCCATCGCCCAGCATCGTGATCCCCCCATCCTTGGGAGAACAGGTCCCCGCAACCGCCAGGTCGCAAACCTTCCGAATCAGTTCGTCGCCGCTCATCGCACCCTCCCGGCCGGTCTTACCGGCCCGCTGATTTCGCCGCGTCGGCCGCGGCCGCCGCCATCGGTCCCTCACCGATGACGCCTTTATTTTACCGGACGCCAAATACTCGTCAAGAGCTTGGGCGGCCGCGGGGCGAAAAAATCTTGGAAAAAATCCGCGGTTCGCGGTCAGGTGGACACTTGGGAAATGGGACAGTCCGACCCCGGGCCGCGGTCAGCGGAGCTTGCGCCGCTGTGTCACGTCATAGAGCCGACGGTCCTCGATCTCCGGGTCGTACTGCGTCCACGTTTCGCGGAAGGCCCCGGCGTAGACCGCCCGCAGCCGGTCGCCGTCCAGCCACAGGGCCGACCAGCCGCCGCGCTGCCAGTCCCGCTCAGGGAGATGCCAGGCCGATTTCACAAGCCGCCACGCACGCACTTTCAGCCGCCCCGCGGTGGGGCACCAGTCCCAGAAGATGATCTGATCGAAAATCAGCTGGCCGCGGTCGTTGTAGTAATGATTGAGTTCGATCACGTCCACGCGGTCGCGCAGCACGTCATCGACCGGGTGCGTGGCCACCGCCACCACCACCGCCAGCATCCATGCCATCGGTGCGTCCCCTCTAGCGCCGCGTCAGCCACAGCGTGCAGCCGCTCTCCGGGCGTGACAGAATCGCATCGGGGCTGATCGGCCCAACCGTCCCATCGTAGCGCACGTGCCGCAGCACGTAGGCGCTGCGCTCGATCTCCGCCAGCAGTTCCGCCACCACGCGCCGGTCCAGGGCGACATGGAGCTCCACGACCAGCACGGCCGCCGGGAACCGCTGCCGCAGGCGCTTGGTGCCTTGCCAGACTTTCCCCTCCCAGCCCTCCACGTCCACTTTGACTAGGTCAAGCTGCGTCCACTCGGCCAGCAGGTCATCCAGCGCGATGGTCGGGACTTCGCACTCCTCGGCGTAGTGTGGCGTTTCGGCGCCGTGTAACGATGCCCCGCCCACGTTGCACGGCGGCACGTGCAGCGTGGCACTTCCTGCGGCGTCGGAAGCCGCGACCTGCGCCGTCTCGACCCAAGGGAAGCCGTTCAGGGCCAGGTTTTGCCGCAGGCGCCGCGCGCTGATCGGGTATGGCTCGACCGCCAGCACGCGGCCTTCGGGGCCGACCGCCCGCGCCATGGCCAGCGTGTAGTATCCGACGTGCGCCCCTACGTCCACGCACGCCATCCCGGGGCGCAGGTGCCGCAGCAGGGCGGCCGTCACCCACGCCTCCCAGTATCCATCCATCGCCAGCCGCGGCCCGACGGTCAGGTCCGCAGGGTCCACGATGGCCAGCAGATCGCCCAGCACGCGGCACAACACGCCGTCCCCATAGCCGACGGCCTTAGCGCGCGCGGCGGCGAATTGCTCCAGCGATTGTCGGTCGGTTCGGTGCGCTTCGTCCATGATTCCCTCACGGCTGGCCACGGTTCATCAGATCGCCTTCCCGCGGTGGCTCGGGAATACGTTCCCAGGCCGCGCAGATGGTCTCAAACGCCACGCGGCGGCGTTCCCAGGGCCAGTAGACCCAATGATATTCGACGCGCTCCAGCCGCCGCTGAAAGCGTTCCAAAGACGCACCGCGACGGCGCCAGCTTTCGCGTGTGGCGTCCAGATCGCGCTCCACCACGATCAGCAGCGGGGCGTCATCCGTCAGCGCCGGCAGCCATCTGTCGAGGGTCTCGCACAGCCGCGGGTCCTTGATGCACCAGGGCCGCGGCCACGCCGCGACCTGCGCGCGGAGCTCTTCGGGTGGCACGCGCTGGCCACGCAGCAGGCGCTGATTGATCGCGCGCACGTTGCCTGACTCTCCAAACACGACGTCCATCTCCGGCATCCGCCAGCCCAGCGCATCGAGCAGACGCGCCACCACGCGCGACCCGGTATGGCCAGGCGTCAGCACCACGACGCCACGGCAGGGATGCGCCAGGGATGGCGGTGGCGCCGGCTGCTCCGACGCGGACCAATCGCCCGCGAACCGATACAGCGGCGTTTGGTGCCAGTCGCCACGCGAGCGCATCTGCTGGTAGGTCGCATCGCCGCGCCGCTGCGCTTGGTGGGCAAGCGTCAGGGCCGGCGTCTGGATGCAGCGGACGCCGTGCTGCACCAGATCGGCCACGTGGACGCGATGCTCGCCGCGGATTTTTAGATCGTCCCGCCACGGCACCCGACGCAGCGCGTCGGTCCGCGCGATCAGCGAGTTCAGAAACCGCCCGACGGGCCGCCACAGCGTGCCTCGTTTCGAGCGACGCCACGGCCCGGGCGTGCTCGCCTTCACGACCGGCGGCGCAGCGGGCTCGATGCTGAGCATGGCCGCCCAGTCGGTCATGCAGCCAGCGGCCAGGTCGTACACCGGACCAGCGACCAGCTCGGCGCCGCTGATTTCCTGCACCAGGTGCAGCGCCGCCATGGCGTCCGTGCACGGCAACACCAGGAAATCGTCGTCCATCAGCCACACATACGGCGTGCGCACCTGGGCAATGGCCGCATTCCGCGCAGCCGACAGACCGCAGTCGTAGGGCAGCTCAAGCCACTGCACTTGCGGATGCCGGCGGCACCACTGCGCCTGCTCGTCCGTCTGGGCGTCTGGCCCCGACTGATCAGCCACGATCACGCGCAGGTGCGGGTAGTGGGCGCGAATCGACCGCAGCAGCTCCGCCAGGCAGGCGAACCGGCGAAAACTGACGACCGCCACCGTCACCAGCGCGGCCAGGTCGCCGCGCGCCAGTGTTTCCGCTTCCTCGTCCTCGTCCTCCGAGTCCGAACTGCCACCACTGGGCGGCGATGCGGCGCTCTCGCCCTCCCGGGGTGATGCCGCGCCTTCGCCCTCGTCCGCAATCGGGCTGAGCAGGATCGGCATGCGCTCATGCCGCAGCCACTGGCCGCGCCAGCGGCCGTCGTCCCCACGGCGCAGGTGGCACGTCGGACGCAGGCCATCGGTGATCGTCAGCACCGGCGCACCATCGACGATGCGCACGTGCCAGGTGCGTTCCATCCCGCCGGCCCCTTCGCTGATCGTGCCGTCGGGCTCCAGCTTGATCGGGCGCTGGTCGTAGCCCACGCGCTCGTAGGAAAACCGCCGACCCGCAACCGACTGGAACACGGCCCGTTCCTCGTCGGTCAGTTGCGCGGCCGGGTCGGGCGGGGGCAGCCAGGCCAGCGTTCCGAAAAGGTCCGTCGGCGCCAGCACAATCGGCATGCGCTCGTGGTGCAGCCATCGGCCACGCCAGATGCCCACTTCGTCACGGCGCAGGTGGCACGTCGGCCCGTCATACGCCGAGATGGTCAGGACCGGCTCGCCGTCCACGATGTGCACGTCCCAGCGTCGCTCGCAGTCGGCCGAACCTTCCGTGATCCACTGGTCCTTTTCCAGCACCAGCACGCGCTGGTCGTGCCCGACGCGCTGGTAGATGTACCGCTTGCCCTGGAGCTGCGCGATCAGCTCCTGCTCCTGCGGCGTCGGGTGATTATTCCGCCAAGGGACGCCCGACCACTTCTGCCGCAGCTCTTTGAGCAGCGCGAAGGCCCGGTCCTCATGCGGCAATCCTTCCAGCCGATTGCGACCATCCAGGCGCCACTTGTCCTGGCAGCGGTGGAAAAAAATCGGCTTGCCCTCGAAATCGTGCTGCACAATGCAGCAGCGACCCGCCCAGCCTGGCGCGTACCGTGGCATGGCGTATTCTCGCCCCAGCCGCCGCCACGCCAGGTGGAAGCATTCCTTGTCGCCGTAGACCGTGCCGAAGACGTAGTCGGAATGATCGCCGAGCCACTTGCTCAGCATCAGCTCGCGCCAGCAACGCCGCTTGTCGATCAGGTACTGGCCGGACTCGAAGGCCGTATCGTCGATCACGTCTTCGAGGATGTCTTCCATGCCCCAGATATGCCACACGTCGGACTTAAGCTTCCAGCAGGCGTAATCGGGCCAGAACACCGCGCCCGTGCGCAGGTATTGCGGCCATGAAAACAGGTCCGATGGGTCGCGGTTCGGCAAGTTGTCCGCGTCCAGAAACAGCACCTCCTGGAAGGGCGAAAACAGTGTCGCGTAGATTTTGACCTCAAAGCCGCACAAGATGCGGGCCGGGTACTTCTCCGCGACCTGGAAGGCGTCCACGCACTGGACGCCCAGCGGCTCCAGCAGGCGCGCCATGCCGGGGTCCATTTCGGCGCTGCCCAGATACCAGACCTGGATCGGCAGCGTGCAGCCCAGGTCGCGCAGCACGTGCGCCAGCACCCACACGCCCGGGAAGTATTTCAGGCCGCCGCCGCATGTCACGATGCCACGCGGCTGCTGCCAGTCCATCGGCGGATCAACGAGCGCCGCGACGCGCTGCGCTTCGCGGCGGAACATGATGCGGTGCGCTTCACACACGCACGGCCAGCCGCGCCATCCTTCGGGCCACGGGCCCGGGGGTGCGGCTTCGATCAGGGCCACCATTTCCTCCGGCGTCATGCCAGAGTGCGCTTCCGAACAGCTTCTCATCGGTTACAGCCACTCAAACGTGAAGGTCAATCGGCTTGCGTTCTCGGGGCTGCAATACTCAGGACCCTCGAACCGCAGGTGATACTCCCAATGGATGCGGATTGACGGCGGGTGATTGATGTCTTCGGCGGTCGGCGGCAAGTCTTCCTCGTCCACCCACCCGCAAATCGCCGTGTCCACTTCGGCTTCGCGCGATCCGGACTCCTCGAAGCTCCACTGACACTGCGGCGGGTCGTCTGGTGTATCAATCGTGATCATATAAGGGTCGTCCTGTGTCACCACGCCGCCGCAAACCTCGATCCACACGCGCAGCGATCCGCGATGCGCGGTTGCCAGCTCTGCGGTCACGCTAACTTTGAACCGGCGGCGATACTCGCCCCAGCATTCCACAAAGCGATCCCCGGCGGCCGATTGGGCGTAGGAATCCGGCGCCGTTTTCCAGCGCACGATCCAGTCCTCGCGGTCCGATAGGATTTGCGCTCCGCCGGACGTGTAGAACCGCCACGGATACAGCCGGCAGCCCCCGCGCGGCCCGCTCGACGGACCGCTGCTGGGCCCGCTGGAGGGGCCAGAACTCGGACCGCTGGAGGGGCCGCTGGAGGGGCCACTGCTCGGCCCGCTGCTGGGGCCGGAACTGAACCCGCTCGACGGCCCGCTCTCCAGGCCGCTGCGCATCCCGCTGGAGGGCCCGCTGCTGGGGCCGCTGGAGGGCCCGCTGCTGGGGCCGCTGCTGGGACCACTGGATGGCCCGGAACTCGGCCCGCTGCTGGGCCCGCTCGATCCAGCGCTTGATCCGTGCTGGCAGCAAGCGATGGCGTAGATCGGGCGCTGTCCGTGCGGCCAGGATACCCAGCGGCCGAGCTGCCGGCGCATCGACGGAAACTCGCACTCGGTACCGATCACAATCGGCTTGCCGCTCTGTCCGCTGGCACTGCCAATGACTCCCAGCCACCGCTTGCCCGTTTCGTCGGGGGCCGCGCACGACCTGGCCACGATCAGCTTGCCGTCGTGCCAGCCAAACGGGCGAGCCAGTATCCGCTGCGGGAAATCTTCGGCCATGCTTACCTTCCAGGATCGTTGGCATCGAGCACGAAGCAGCTCGGGCCGTCCTCCCAGCGCTTCTTGCGAGCGTTCCAGAATTGGATGATCCCCTCGTAATATCCATCGTCGTTGGGGATCGGGTTCGTCGTGCGGACGATCAGCGTGTCCGCGTGACGGCTGACCAGTACGAGCCGGCTGGTATCGGGCGGCAGTACCGCCACCCACACGATGTCCTTCGGCTTGGTGCCGTGACGCAGGTCCATCGGGTCATACACGCGCACCTTGTCTTTGCCCATCGAAACGTATTTGCCGTCGCCTTTTTCGTCGTACACGAGGCGCGCCATGGCGTACGCCGTCCGCTTCTTGGAGCGATCGAACTTCCATCCTTCCAGAAGCTGCGCCGCGACGATTTCCGATGGCCGCACGCGATGGACGGGGCGCGCCTGTGACTGGTCATCGCCATTTCCCGGCCCGCTCTGCGATTGATTCTCGGGATTTTGCGACTGCTGCTGACTTTCGGCTGGCATGATCGGCCAGATGGTCGGCACGTAGGGCGATGGCAGCGCGCGGACTAGCGTTTGCAAGCGCAGGCCGCCGGCCGTGCCATGCGCCACGGTCGGGCCCAGGACGCCCAATAGCAGCCAGAACGACTCCTCCGATCCCGTATGGGACAGCGCGCCCGCAAAAAATCCGCGCTGCTGCGGGAATCGTCGCCAGTCGATGCCCTGATTGAACGGCACGCCTGAGTACACGAGCGCACCCCACGCGCACTGCCGCGCGCGGTGCTTGTAGATTTCCTGCACGTGCTCCGCCACCTTGAGCAAATCGTCGCGGTTGTCGGGGTCACGCACGCCGAGCTGCGGCAGCGGGCGCTCGCGCAGGGCCGGGTAGGTGCACCAGACCGCGATGGGAAACAGCGGGTCGTCCGACTGCTCGATGGCCGGCTGTCTCAGCTCCTCCTCTTCTGGATTCCCGCTCTGGCTTTGCTGATCCTCTTCGTCGTCTTCGTCCTCAGTGGGCTCTTCGTCATCCTGCGGAAGGTTCTGCCAGTCGCTCGCCCAGTATCGACCGTCAGCGTGCAGCGCGCCGCCGTGCGAGTAGGGAAACAGCACGCGGACCGGAATCTGTTCGTCCGGGTATTGTCCCCCCTCGCTGCGAAACCCGATCCCCGCGCTCCACAGCAGCGGCAGATTTTCCAGGCGCTGCGTGTCATCGTAATCGGCCGCCACGATGGAATACTCGATTTTTTCGCCCTTGAAGGCGTCTTGCGGCTCCTTGTCGATGACCGCCCGCGGCATGAGTAGCAGCGAGACGCCAATGGTCGCCGCGGCCAGGTCGAGCGCCTGGCCCACGCTCAGCGTCGCGGTCTTGTAATAGGTGATGTCGGGTCGGATTTTTGTGCGATGCCCTGACTTGGAGTTGCGCACGAAATACTGCGCCCAGTCTTTGGCAAAATCTTCGTCACGCAAAAGCGGCATGAGCAGGGCCGTGAAAAACTGCTCCCAGTCCATCCCATAGGCCAGGCGGTGCGTCGGGATCGGAATTTGATTCCAGAAATAGCGCACGTCCGTAACGCAGGCGATTTGCAGCGGGCCATGCTGGAATCCTGCGCCGCGCATGCCGCTGCCGGTCAATCCAATGCGGCGCACGATCACCATCGGCGAATACTCCACCGCTTGGATGCCGTCGCCAATCGTCAGCACGCCGATTTCGCGGCTGGCTTCGGCTTGCTTGAGCGGCGATTGCGACTCGCCCTGGTCGTCCTGCGGCGGGATCGCGAAGTATCCGACCGACCAGCGGCCCAGGCCCGAAGGCCACCACAGCGAATTGAGTCGCACTTCGGGCGGGTGGGTCGGTAGCGGATACGGGCTGTGCGGGTACTGCGGGTCACTGTGGACAGCGCCCGGAAACGGCGCAGTGCGCGGCCGCGTCGGCCAGACGGCCGCCGGAAAATCAAGCAGCGTCAGCCACTGGTGGAGCTCAGGCGATGCCCCGATCATGGGCAGCGCCCGGCCGTTCCACGCTACGAAGGCAGGCACCAGTCGAACTCCGCGGCAAATTGGACGGACAGCCAGCCGATCCCCTGCTCGGGGTCATAGCTGGGGGCACTGGCCCCGACCGGCGAAATCGTGACGTTGATCGGCAGATCGGACTCGTCATAGATCACGACGTGCGACAGCGTCAGGATCAGGCGCTTGACCTTCCCCACGCCGCGGTCCGGGTCGAGAATCAACGACGTTTCCCGGTCGGGGCGATCCAAGCGCATCCGCACGTAGCCGGTCACGTGCAGGTCCAGGATTTGGCGGATCGTCACCGGGTCGTAGGTCTCGTCATGCGGAAAATGCGACGTGCCCGGCGCCACCGTCAGCCAGTAGCCTCCGCCCTTGGGAATCATGGGCGGGGCCAAGGGCTCGATGGCCAGATGGACCGCATCGGCCGGAAGGCCGGAGCGCTCGCGGTAGTGTCGCAGCACGCCTTGCAGGATTTCGGATTCGCTGGGCATGGATTACGGAATCAGGGAATCGGGAATCGTCGGGCTCGAATGCGAGGGAAGCTGCGGGCCGCCAAACAGGCGCCCGAACCACTTCTGCCACTTGCCCTGCGTGTGGTCCACGGCGATGGTCAGCGGCATACTCGCGCCCAGGTCGGGGAAATTGCTGCCGCTTTGCAGCACGACCAGCGGGCCGCCCGGATACAGTTCGACGCCCTCGACCAGCAGCAAGTCGTCAATGTACAACGTCACGCCGCTTGCCAGGTCCTTGACGTTAATGACGAAATAGATCGGACGTTTTGCGTCCGTCTCGCGCACGCGAAATGTCGCTAGCTTGACCGGTTTGAAACGGTCCGTCGGGACCAGCAGATCGTCGTCAATCGGCGCGCCGTTTTCGTTCACCGGCCAGACGTACTCGCCCGCCTCGAAGTGCTGGGTCAGGGCTGGCTTGTCCAGCGCGTCGTACAGGCCGGCAAGCAGCACGCCGCCGGTCGTTGTGGTGCTTTTTCGCAAGCGCGCCAGCAGGAAATACAACTGACCCGGCTGGAGCGTGCCCGGCTCGATGCGCTGCATGATGCGCCGGTTTTGCGCACCGTTGCCGTAGACCATCAACGTGCGCCCACGCCAGAACATAGTCGAGCCATCGGTAATCGTGTTGATCGAAAACATACCGTCGGTCTGATTGTCCACGGTGAGCAGAGCCAGGTCTCCGGGAACTCCGACGAAATGGACGTACCATGCGCCGGCGATGGGTTCCGTCACTTCGACGCGCTCGAGCCCCGGCAACTCACGCAGCGCCGCCTGCACCGCGACCATGTCGGCGTCGTAGCGCAGCCACCGCGTCACGAGCAGCCCGCCGCTGGGCGGCTGAAACTTGAGCCGATACTGGCCGGTCGTCATCGTGCTTTTGATGACGGACTGCACCTCGTAGTGCGTGACCTCCCAGTGGAGATTCCATGCCCCATCGACCACCGACCAGTCGGTCGCGGCGCCGGTCGAATCCACAAGCTCAAAACCTGCGTTGAGCAGCCGGCCGTCGGTTTCGGTCGCTTCCTTGAGGGTGACGGCCGCTCCGCTGCCGCCCGGCCAGTTGTGCGCCATCGCCGGGAGCAGCGGCCGCCGCGAGCGAATCTCCAGGCGTACCGGCTGCTGCGACACGCAGGTCACGTCGAGGGTCTCGCCGATCATGCGCTCGCGCATCGCGTTATTCGGTCCCACGTCCTCGACCCACAGCCACCCGTCGTATCCGATGTGGAACAGCTGGGGCGTCGTGATAAACGGCGCGTCGCGCTTCACCGTCTGCCCGTCCTTGCGCATCTCCTGGATTAGCAGGCGCAAGGCATCCGGCAGGGCCAGCGACTTGCTGGCCAGGTTGAGGCCGCGCTCGACAGCCGCGACCAGATAACTGCCAGCGATTCGGCGGACGCGCTCGGCGTAGTCCGTCGTGGCCGTTTCGAGCCCGAAGAGCGCGTCCACCATCGGCGCAATAGCGCGCTCCGTGTCGTCGGTGTAGTTCTGGTCGGTCTTGTACTGATCGAGCGCGCTGCGGTGGCCGCCGGTTTCGTGTGTGCGAAAGCATTCGTGCGCCTGCTGGATCGCGCCGATCAGCTTGCCCAGCACGTCGAAAATGCCGTCGCCTTGCGGGCGGGTATAGATCAGGGCCATCGTCGTCTCCTACAAGTTGAGCGGATTGCGGCCGCTGAGCGGCAGCCGCGCGGGCTCGACGTTTACAATCGGGTTCGTGCCGATCCAGAGCTGCTGCAAGTTCGTGCCCAGCAGCGTTTCCCAGATCAGCACGCGCACGCGCATGACGAGCTGCGATCCGCTGGGGTCCGGCCGCGGCGGCTCCGCAATCACTTTCCAGCGATTGCGAATGAAAAAGGCCCCGTTACGCTCGACGATAGCCTGGTCGAGGCGCGGCAGTTCGGGCAGCGCCCCGACGCGCTCCAGCAGCACATCCACCATGCGACGATAGACGGGCACGTGCAACGTCGGGACCAGCTTTGCGACGAGCGCCTCGGGGTTGGCGTCGATGTTCACTCGGTCGATTCCGAGCGGAACGACGGGCCGTCCAAAGTCTGCGTCGAAGGTCACACGCACTGTTGCCAGCGTGTACATCGCCTGCTCGTGCGACTGATTGTAGCTGAGCTGCGGCCGTGACTGGCTTGGACTGCGGGGCGTTTCTTCGACGTAGGGCGACGTGCTGTCCTGCTGCGGCTGGTAGAGCTGCGACCGCGACGGCTGATTGCGGCCGATGGTCTTGACCGTCGAGCAGGGGTCCTGCACGTAGCATTCCAAGAGAAACAGCGTCGAGGGATCGCGTCGTTTGCCGTGCGGCTGCTCGCCGAACAGCGGCGGCGTCTGGCTTTGTGTGCGGTTGTAGCTGCGCAGCTCCAGCGGCTGGCCGATCTGCCGGTCGCGCAGCGTATAGGTCACGTCCGAGGTCTTTTCGTAGAAGTATTTGACCGTGAGATCGCCGCGGACGCGGTTCGTTTCGCCGAACTCCTCCGTGATCGCCACATGCTCGATCTTGAGGTTTTTCCGCTGCTGCTCCGTGCCCGACAGGATGCGGGTCCGCTGGTCCATGATTTCGACGAGCCGCTGGAGCAGCGCTTGCCGGCTGGCCGCCGGCGAACCGGTCAGCTCGATGGTGACGTTGCTCAGCCACGTCACGCCGTCGTTGCTGGAATCTGTGTGCGTGACGCGCATGTCGGTTGCGGGCGGCGGGGCGGAATAGTGGACCTGCCGGTCCTCGATGACGTAGCTGGCCTCCAGGCCGCTCTCGCTGACGCTGTATTGCACCATCTCGCGCCGAAAGCCCTGCTCCAGAATCGGCGTAATGGCCCCGCGCAGCGCATGCTTGGCGGTCAGCCCTTCCGAAAATCGGATGCGGCCCGTGATGCGCCGGCTGGTGTACCAGTCGGCATTGAGCGTTTCCTCGACTTGCCATTTGTTGTAGATGATTTTCGCAGGGCCGCGCACCTGCTGGCTGTCGGCGCAGAAACTGACCGTCGTTTTGACGCCCCAGCGCACCAGCACCGCCCGTGGCGTGACGCGCACCACTTCCAGCTCCGTCGGCTTGGGGCCGTGATCCACGTCGGTGTTGCTGGCCGTGTTTTCGGTGGTGCCCGGGACCGCGTGTATCACAAGCACCATGCCGCCTTCGGTCCGCCAGTAGACGCGCAGCTCTTTTCGCGGCTGCGACAGGGCCATCGACACGGCCGCGAACTCGTCCGCCACGTTGCGATAGGTGCCGCGGCCGATGCCGTGAAACGACAGACTGTGCTGGCCGTGGATATATCCTTCGACCACCAGATGGATTTCGGTTCCGAGCAGGTCGGTCCCGCTTTCGTCGTAGCGCACCAGTTGCCGCAGCTGCCGTGTGATGCAGTTGCTGATGCGCACGCCGTTGTAGATCACGTCGGTCATCGTTCGCGGTTCCGAAAATGCCCAGCGCGCACGTCACGCAGGAAATCATGCAGCGGGGTTTCCTCGGGCCTGGCGCTTCCGCGGCCCTCGGCCTTCTGCATCGTGCGGTGCCACAAGATGAACGTCGGCTGCAATTTCACGAAGAGCACGGCGGCCCGCGCAAGGATCGCCATGCCCGCCGCCAGGTAGTTCATCGTTGAGGCGACCGCTTCTTTGATCGGCGTGACTTCGCGTGTGAGCGTCGCGAGCTGTTGATTGAGCAGCGAAGCACTGCTGGACGTGGCCAGCGCAATGTCGCGACGCTGCATGCGCTCGGCAAGTTGACGCCTGGCGCTGGATGCGGCAATCTGGCCCGAAAACTCCGCAAACTGATCATTCGCCTCCGCAACGCGCCGCGCGAGCTGCTCGAACTTATTTGCCAGTCGCTCCGCGGCAATCGGCAACGTCAGAGCCGCGGTCGCGATCCCGACAGGCGATGTGGCATAGGTCTTGATGAAATCCGACGTGCCCGACATGGCCGTACTGCCCAATTGCTTGAGCATGTCGGCAAGATCAGCAGGACCCGGCGCCTGCGGCTGCGGCGGCGGTGGTGGTGGTGGTGGTGGTGGCGGCAGCGGCGGTCGCGCTGGGGGCGGCGGCGGCGGTGGTGGCGCCTGCGGCGGCGCCTGCCGCCCGTGCTGCTGGGGTGGCGGCTGCTGCCCTGGTCCGGCGGCCTGCTGGCCTTGCATCACGGCCGCCAGAATCTGCCGGACGTTGGTCAGCGACGTGTCTTCCAGCACCTGGCGCACGCCGGCGGCGGTCGCGCCCGTCGCGGCCCGCGTGCCGGCAACGCCCGTGGTGGCGGCAAGCGCTCGACCTGCGGCCGGGGCTCCGGCTCGGACCGCGAGGCCAGCCAGCACGCGAGCCAGGGCAGCTAGTGCAGGCGCTGGCATGGCTTAGCCTCCCGCTGCGTGCATCGCCGCGGCCGCGAAGCGCTCCATCTGCGCAGCCGCCGCTTCGGCGTCGTCCAAATCCACGTCGGCCACAGGCGGCCGCGTGGCCCCCGCGGCAGCGCGACGGCTTGCCGTGAGCTGCGTCCAGAATTGCGCCTCTTCGGGCGTGTCATACAGGGCCACGTTCCAGAACGCATCGTCGGCGCTGAAGGCGCCGCGCGCCCCCAGCAGCACTCGATACGCCCTGCGCCGTTCGACGCGCCACGCCAAGAGCGTCAAGGCGATGGTGAGCTCGTAGTCCCGTCTGGCGACTCCTGGCAGGTCGAGCACTGCGAGTCCGTAGGTGGCGATGAGGTCGATGACCGGCTGTTTTTTTTTATGAGCGCATCGACCCAATACACAAAGCCGCTGAACAGGTGCAGCGCTTCGGCGTGGGTGAGCCCATACCGGCCGTCGAACGGGTGCGTGCCGAACGCGCGATGCACCGCGGCCACCAGACGCGAAAAATGCGGCTCCTGAAACTCCAGGGCCGGACCGATTTCGCTGCGCGGATCGTCCGGGCCATTGCCGTAGCAGAACTCGGGGTCGTGCGTGAGGCGCTGGAAGACGACCAGCGGGTCGGCCCAGCGGAAGCGCCGCCCGTCCCAGTACCGGAACAGGTACCGCTCTGTTTTGCTCGGCGGCCGAATGCGACGCCACCAGTCCGCGATTTTCGCGATCAGGCCAACGATCATCACGCATCAGCTCCCGCTGGTGACGGAGTACAAGCTGCCGGCGTACGGGTGCGCGTGGAACGTGACCACATGGACGGCGTACCGCGTGCCTTTGGTGATCTCGATGGGTTCGTTGAGCAGCGTACACCGCGGGAACGTGTGGATTTTCGTGGGGGTCTCGATGCTCACGCGCAGGTAATTCCCAGGGCCGAAAATGAACTTGCCGATATGGGCCACGACTTCGCCTGCGGTCTTGGCCCAGATGCCCTTGAGCGACTCCAAGACGGCCATGTCCACCGACGTGAGCTCGGCGCGGATCGTGCCCTCTTCGCCCAGGTACTGATAGTCGATGGGCGTCCCGCCGTCGCCGCCGCCCGCGTCTCCGGGGACCGGGATCATGATCGGCCGCAAGCTGATCTGCACACCGTTGCGCGTGTAGCCCAGCGTTTGAAATCCCCCGCTGGCCCCAAAGCCGACTTTCACCGTCGCCAGCCCATAGGCGAAAGGTCCCACTGGCATTGCTTATCCCCTTCGATCCGCAGGCAGACGGTCCGCGGCCCGCGGGTAGAAATGCGGCGTGCGGTCCGTGACGGCCTGGCGCGTGGTCAGCCAGCGGATACTCGGCCACGCCACGAAGGGGTGGCCTGCCGCTTTCTGTGCGGGTAGATCGAAAAGCCGCTTGCCGTCGCGGAGCTGCCCCAGGTATTCCTCGGCCGACTGCTCGAGCTTCGTGGCCAGCTCTGCGTCCTTGGCCCGCCGCGACAAGAGCGCGGCCATGGCCAGTCGCGCGCAGATTTCGGCGGCCAGGGCCTGCGAATTGGCCGGCAAGTTCGCCAGGTCGTCCGCAGTGTACAGGCCGCCGAAATAGCAGGCCGCCTCCAGCCGACCGCTGGCCGCTTGCAGCAGCGTTTCCAGTGTGGCATTGAGCGCCAGGTCGCCGTCGTACGGCGCGCCGTCGTCCGAGAGCAGGTCCCGAATCGACCGCTCGTCGAAAAACCGCGTCAGCGTCGGCGCGTCGCAGTAGAGCATAGGTCACCTAGGCGCACGCAGTGAACAGGACGCCGCTAGCCGGCGCAAGCACTGCGGCACCAATGGTATCGACCACGCGCGTCAGGATGCGCCGGTTGGTCCGGTCCTCCAGATTTTCGACGGTCATTTCCTCTTGGGCGAAAATGGCCAGCGTCGAAAAGTTGGGCGTGTTGGCGACCCCTTCCAGCCCACCAGGCCGTGAGACCAAGAGCGCATTGGCCTTCGGGAGCACGGGCGAGCGCACCGTGCTCGTAACGCCCTTGCGCGACGTGACCTTGTAGGTGTCCTCGATCACCACGCGCACGCCATAGAGCACCGGCGGCAAGCCCATCTCGACGAACTGCGGCGCCTGCTGCTGTAGGTAGGGCAGGGAATAGGGCGAGCTCTTCAGGTAGTCCACGATCTCCTGCGATTCGGCCATCGCCTGCGCAAGCTCCAGACTCACGACAAGCACCATGTCCTGGCGACGCACAGCCGAAAACGTGTCCTGCTTGATTCGGGCCACCGCCGTATTGATCGAGCGCTTGATGTTGCCGTTGGCGGTCGTGGCCGCCGCCCAGTTGCCCGTGTTGCCGGGCAGCGTCGTCACGTCGATCACGTGATTGGACGGGTAGCTCGAGGTGGACAGGGCGACGTTCATCACGGCCTGCACGCGCGCCGTCATGGCTTGCTGCGCCTTAATGCGGCGGTGCGTTTCGAGGATCGGCCAGGTCGCTTGATCGACGGTCAGATCGCCCAACGTGACCGGGTAGGCGTACCGCTGGCAGCGGTACTCCTTCCAGTTGAACGACTCGGTCCCCGTGTAGCCTTCGGGCGCCGGGTTCCCGTCGGGCCACACAAAGTTGCGCAGGTCGTTGTTGACGATGCGGCCCGCTTCCTCGACCGTCATCTCCAGGTAATACCCGGCGACCTTTTGCACCGGGATGATCTGGACGTATTGATTGAGCGGAAACTCGGTCGGGTTGCGCGCAAAGTCCACGACCAGTCCTTGGGTCGCGGCATGATCGCGAACGAAAACGTTGGTTGCGCTGGGATAAGCAGCAGGCATCGTAGCATCCTTTCGCGGTAGGTGTCCGTGTTACTGTCGCGGCGCTCACGTTACCCCGGCGTCTCCACCCCTAGCACCACCACCACTTCGACGAGTTGATCGGCGGCCGTCGCCGCTTGGAGGGCCACGGCGCCGTAGCGCTGCCGGACGGTCCCCGTGGTCGCAATCGCGACGCCCCTGCCCTGGGCATCGGACTTGAGTCGCGTCCCGGCGGAAAACGTCCCCCCTGCCGTCAGCAGGCAGCGCTCGCCCTCTTGATGGATGCGGAAACTCTGCCCTGGTTCGGCAGCCACGTGCGTGGCCACGTCGGGAATGGGCGGACGCGCACTGCCGATCCCCGAAATCCCGACGATGGGGTCGTTGTCCCCGGCCTGCGCGAACTCGAAGTCGTTCGCGGTGCTTTTGACGAAACGTGCCAGGTTGATCGTGCTGGCGGCAATTCCCTGAAAACCTTCGGGCATGGCCTGGTCTCCATCACTTGAGGCGCACTTCCGGCCGACCGGCAACGACGGCGGCCAGCGTGCTGTGATAATCGGGCGTCAAACCGCGCTTGCGCGCTTCCATACAAAGCTCACGCGCTTGGCGTGCTTGCTGTTCGGTGGCACGCGCGACGGCTGCGGGCACGTTGCCCATGGCTGTCGCACCGCCGCGCGGCGCCGTCGGCGGCATCGGCAAATCGGCCGGAGCCCGCACCGCCTGCGACCGCAACAGCTCCAGCGAGCGCTCGAACTCCTTGTCCGACGGGCAGCGCTCGTAGCGCAGGCGCTGGAACGTTGCTTCCGTGTCGATCAGGTAGCCTTCGCGGCGCAGGGCCTCGATCCGGGCGTATCGCTCCAGGTCCCGCAGCTTGGCCCCCTCGCCGCGGAGCTGGGACTCGACGATTTCCAGACGGCGAATCAGCGGCGCCATCGCCGCTTCCAGCGCCGCGCGGAGCTTGGCCACCGGATCATTGGCCGGCAGCTCCGTCACCGCTTCGGCCGGCGCGGCATCGTCGGCGGCGTATGACTCGGACTTGTCCTTGTCCTCCTCTTCGTCCTGCTGCTGGTCCTGCTGCTGGTCGGCGGGTGGCGAGGCGCGGCGGCCGGGTGCGTCCGGTCCCGCAGGCGGCGCTTCCTGGCCAGCGGACGCTCCCGCGTCCGCCGTCTCCTCTTCGGCAGGTGCCGGTTCCTCCTCCGCAGGTCCGGCCGCCGCGTCCTCTGGCGCTGGGGTCCCGCTTTCGTCCTTCTCGTCCTCGGGCTCGATCTTGACGGCTCGGTCGTCCTGCGCCTTCTGCTTGGCGGCCTGCACCCAGTCCAGGCCGTCAAGGGCTTGCAGCACCGCCTTCACGATCTCGTCCACGTCGAGCCCACTTGTGATCGTCTTCGTCGCCATGGCGTATGCTTCCCGTTTCGATGTTGCCGGCGCGGCGCCCTTTGCCGCGATGGGTGCCGGCAGGCACGTACTCGTCGCCGAGGGATGCGCGGCTGCATACTTTTCGACCACGACCCCAGCGCGCTGGGCGCTGTATACGAGCCCCAGGTCGAGGCGCGGCGTTTCGGCGCCCAGCAGGGCAATCGGGTCGAGGTACATTTCGTCGTAATCACCTACCAGCCACAGCTCCGCGCTGCGCCGCGGGTAATGCTTCAGCAGGTGGCGGAACTCCGGGAAAATCCGCAGGTCGGCAAAGATGCACCACCTGGCGTCCTCGCCTTCTCCCAGACGCCCGACGCGGAACGGACCGGCGAAACCGACCACTTTCGGCGGCGTCGCGCCGGCCGCCAAGGCGTCCCGGTCGGGCGTGTGTCCGATGGTCACCGCGGCATAATCGCCCGTCTGCTGGATGCGGCGGTTGCAGCTTTCGGCCAGACGCTGGAGGTTCTCGCGATTGAAGATCAGCGTCCGGCCATTGCGGGCCTTGGTGACGTGCTCCGCGAAAACTGGCACGTCACGCAGGATGTACCAGCGCTGCCTTGTCGCGGTCGGGCTGGCGGTGGCCGTCGGCATCGTCCGTGACTCCAGACTCCTACGCCTCGCATTCTCGCTTGATCGTCCCCACCGTCAAGCGCCTCCCCATTCCGGGGGACCGCTTCCTGGCGGCTGATCGCCGGGATTTCCGGCCCCTGCGGCCGCCGGCTGTTCGTACGGACCGCGCAGCACCTCGTCCTGCGTGGTCGGCTTGGTGAGCCCCACCATGCGGTACACGTCCTCGCTGCGGATGCGCAGGCCGAGCTTGGCGGCGCGCTCGATGGCATCCAGCCGCTCGGCCGCGTCCTCGCTTTCGGTGTCGATCTTGAATCGCAGGGGAAGGTCGGTGCGCCGGAAATTGAACGCCAGCAGCGGGCGCACCAAGTCGGTCGTGATCGTTTCCTCCAGGTTCACCGCGTCGTACCGGACGATCTGAAGGAACGTTGCCAGATGGATGTCGGCCAGGTTCGAGCCAAGACCGGTCGAGCCCGCCTCGCTGGTCAGCGTCTGCCCCATGATGTACCGCTTGATCAGATGCCCGAAGTATTCCGTGATGATCGTTTTCAGCGCCTCGGCGCCGGCCATGGACGGCTCGATGCGGTCGTAGGTCGGGGTGAAACTGTCCCCTTCCATGATCTTGGGGACCAGGATTTGATTGATGTTGGCGCGGCGCTCTTCGGCCGCTTTCACCACCGCCGCGCGGGCCGCCGGATTGCCCCATGGGTAATACCAAACCTCAAAGCCCAGCGCGGAGCGCTCCATGTACTCCATCAGCCACGCGAGCGTTTCCTGCTTCTGGTACCAGGTGGCGTAGATGCGCGAGCGCAAGCCGACGCCATGCAGCCGGTCGGCGGAATACGGCACCTCGAACTCGCCGTCCTCGATGCTGTGCGTGTGCACCGCCAGTAGCGGCCGCTCCCACCGCTCCAGGAAGTACGCCAGCCCGCGGTCGGTCGCTTCGACCTTCCATCGCCCGGCCACCATATCGCCCGCCTTGTAGGCCGAGCCGACCAGAATCCCGATCTGCCACGCTTCGGCGTCTGCTTCGTCCTCGGCATCCTCTGGCACGCGATAGACGATCTTGTCGCCGTGTACGGGCCGCCACGCATCGACCACGAGGCGCAGCCGCGAGTGCACGTATCGCCAGCGCCACCGCTGCGCGACGGCGTAGCGCCCGTAGAAAACGGCATGGAGCAGGTTTTCGCGATAGGCCGTGAACCGCGGAATCGCTTCCAGGCACCGCGTCACGTCGGCCGCCAGCGCACGCTGCACCGGGTCCGACGGGTCATGCTCGATGTGCCAGCTCAAGAGGGCCACGGCGCGCTGCCTCGCCTCGACGCATTCCATGATCGCCAGGTCGTTGCGCATCGCGCGCGCGTTCTCGCGCGAGTGCAGCAGGGCCTCGTCGGCGATGCGGTACACCTTGGCCAAACTCGTTGCCATGCCCGCGAACGTCGCGACGTGCGGCAGCACCATCTGCCCATTGGCCGGCTGTTTCGACGGGTCTTGCTCCGCGAGAAGCTGTCCCAGGTCCATAATGATCGGCATCGGTCATCCTCCTAGGCCGCGGCGTCCATCCTTGGGCGGACGGCCGGGGCGCAGTACTGGGGCCAGCGGCCGGACGAGCTGCTCCGGCAATGGGCTGGAAATCAGACGGCTTTTGTCGGTCCACACTTGCCGCTGGATGTACGCTTCGCCCAGCGGGGTCAGCGTGGCCTTTCGCGGCACGTAGCCGGCCTCGATGCCCACGAGGGCGTAATCGTACCGATGGCCACTGATCGTGCCACGGATGCGGACGTTGTCCCAGAGCCACTTCCCCTTGCTGGCCGCATCCAGGAATTGCAGGAATCGCCGGGCCGGCACGTGAAAATAGGCATAGATCGACCCGGGCCGGCGGGAATTGTCCTTGTGGCTATGTCGGCCCACGAACCGCACCATCAGCGTGTGACTGTCGTTGTCGTAGCCGATGCTGTAGATGTTGGAGCTGCTGACCGGGACCATTTCGGCGGTCACGATGGGATGATTCGCGGGAAACGTGATCCACTGCCCGTCCACGTTGACCGGCACGCCGCCGCGGCCGCCGCCCGGGGGCTGGGGATAGCGTCCACCGCCGCCGCCACCACCACCAGCCCCACCAAACCCTCCAAAGCCTCCGGGTGGCCAGGCGCCACCGCCGCCTGCACCGCCCGGCCCAGTCGGTCCACCTGGGGGCAGCGGGGGCATGGCCTGGCCGGCCAGCGCGGATGGCGGTGGCGCCTCTTGGGGCGGGATGCCCCGGATGAGCCGGTCGATCCACTCGGCCAGGTCCGCCTCGGAGCCCCAGCCCTCGTCCAGCACGGCCTTCAGCAGGGCCTCCAAATCGCCCACCTGAAGGTCCAGGCCGCCTCTACCGCCGCCACCACGCTGCGCCGCCGGGATGAGCGCCTGCGGGGCCTGGCGGCCCGTCTGCGCGGCGCCCGTCCGACCCGGGCCCGCCTGCTTCGCCCCCGGCCGTCTTTGCGAACTGGCCGCCCTTGTGCGCGGGGCCGTGGGCGTCTTGCGCATCCCCCGCACCATGCGCCGCAGCCCCTCCAGGGGCGCTCGTAGGTACCGCGGCAGCGGCATCGTCCGTCCCTCCCTGGCCTTGCCCCTATTGTAGCGGGCGGCCGGGCCAGATCGCGGACCGCCGGGGCCTGGGCGTCAGCGTCGGCTGACTGACGGGCCGGCTTTCGGTCATCCCGCACGACGCGATCAGGTACCGCAGGGCGTCGCAGGCGTCGTCATCGCGCTTCAGCGGCACAGGTGACGCCACCGCGGGATTGATCGCACTGCCGGACAGCGGCGAGCGCGACCTGCGCCAGCGATACTTGCGCATCTGCTCGATCAGGTGACGACAGCGCGACGAAATCCGCAGCCGCGGCCGCCCAGTGACCGGGTGCGGTTTAAGCAGCAGGCGCACCGCGTTGATCCCGTCGTACACCCGATTCGATGCCGGGACCGTGGGCACTCCATACTTCCCGAAACTATAGATTTCTCCCGGGCGGCTGGGGTCGGCGTAGTTGACGCCGTAGTGCGGGTCGTCCGTCACGATCCGCTGCACCGCCCGGCCTTCGACCTGCTCGACGGACGTAGGCCAGCCCCAGCTCGCGCAGCGTCGCACCACTTCCTGCGCCAGGTCATACGTCGTGCGCGACTGGTCGCAGTCCCACAGCTCGTCGTAGACGATCCAGTCGCCCGCGCCGTCCATCGCCGCCCAGACGGTCACGTGCGGATGCTCGACCGATGATCCCCAGTCCGTGCCCAGAAAATGCCAGCAGCCCGGCGGGATGCGCACCTGGGACTCGTCTATCACGTGCAGCTTGGTGTTGAAGCTCGGATAAATCGCTCCCTCGAACGATGCCAGCACGCCACGCAGCCGCGTTTCTTTCAGCTCTTCGGGCGTGGTGGCCAGAAACGCCTCGATGGCCCCAGGTGCCAGGTTTTCGCGGTTGCACTCGGTGTTGCCCCGGTAGAATCCCCAGCCCGGCGGCGGCTCCTCCATGATCCGCTCCAGCCAGACGCACAGGTCCGGGTCGAGCGGCGTAAACTCCGCGAACTGCCCGCCCGGAAAAAGGTAGTCGCGGCAACGCACGAGCACTTCGGTGAACAGGTCGGCCGGGAACTGCTCGGAGAACCAGAAGCCGCCGATGGACGCGCCTTGCAAGGCGCGACGGCCCATCTCAAACGATTTGAACTCGATCATCCAGTTTTTCGCGTCGCTGCCTCCTCGGGACGCGGGCCAGGGCAATAGCGGCACCATCCGCGGATGATTGGCTTTTTTCTCGTGCCAGCTCACCCGCGCCCAGTCGATTTCGGACGGCGGCAGGTGGCCGCGCCCGAGCAGCTTTTCTTTCCACAGCACCTCGCCGGCCACGTGCATCGTTTCCGTGAGAATCCAGAAGGGCGTGTCACGCCTCGGCGGCGGCTGACGTGCCAGCAGGAATCGTGCGCACTTGGCCGCGGCCGCCTCGGTTTTTCCCGACCCGTTGCCCGCGATGAAAAACGCCACCACGTCGCGTGATTCAACAAACGCTTCCTGCTCGTCGCCCAATTCCGGCCGGTTGGGGCGCGGCCGGAAGGTGAAATAGGCCAGCTCGCGGCTGCGGGCTGCGTACTCCGTCAGCCACGTATCGCCCAGCACGAGCTGCGCGGCTCGCTCAATCTTTGGACCGTGCTTTGGCATCGAGTAACCGCAATAGCCGCGATGCCGCCTCCGCAGCCAGGGCGTGCGGCTCGGCGCCCGCGACGCGAAACGCCGCGTCGGCCGCCTCGCGGGCCGTCAGCTCCCGCACCAGCTCCAGCTCCAGCGTGATCGCCTTCACCAGCGCCTGCGCCAGGGCCGCGCGGTTCGCCTCCGGATCGTCCAGCGCTTCCCAAAGCGTCCGGCGCAGCGTGGTGAGCTCGTAGAAAAAATCGGCCAGCGACCGCCGCACTTCTTCGCGGTACAGGGCCCGCGCTCGGCACAAATGCCGCCACACACTCGACCGCGACACGCCATACTGCGCCGCTATCGCCGTCAAACCGCGGCCTTTCGCCCATGCGGCCAGTAGGTGCGGGTAGTCGCGCACCGTGAGCGCCGGCGGTGGACCAGCGCCCCCGTTGTCTTTGCGCTTCGCCTTGCGTCTGGGCTGGCGCGGCCTATCGCCGCCGCTTGCGTCCTGCTTGGGCTTCCGCGGCAGATGGCACGTCCTCCTGCGCTGCGGCGGCTGCGTCCGTCTCTGACTGATCGTCGTCCGCCTCGGTCATGGCCACCAGCTCCGGCGGCCGCGGCTGTGCCAGTCGCTCCGCCTTCGCTTTGAGCTGCGACGCGGACTCGGTCATCTTGCGGCGCAGCTCGAGAATATGGCGATTGACCGGCGCGATCCACCCGGGCCCGGTGTGCGTCCCCGGCCGTGAGATTTCCTCGGCCAGTTTCACGTAATCCGGGTTCCCGTACTCATCCAGAAACCCGTAGATCAGACAGATTTGGTACCGCGGCACGTTTTGCCGCAGCAGCTCCTCAATCGGTTCGACAGACTTCAGGGCCGGAAGCTGGGCCTGCGTCTGGTGCTCCACGACGCGACCTAGGGCGTGCCAGAGCTCCGGCGGCGGAAGCAGCGACGGGTCGCCCAGCAGGTCCTGATCGCGCAAGAACTCTCGCCACACCTCGGCAAACTGCTCGATCAATCGCTCGATGGGCTCTGCCCGCTCCGGGACGACCATTTCCGCTTGCTCCGCCAGCAGCGTCAGCGCGCGATGCAACGGATGATCGGGCACCAAAGACGCCGTGGGCTGATCCAGCCATCGCTCCCATTTCGTCCGCACATCGTCGATCAACGCCGCCAGGAATTGCCGCCGCTCCTCGGTCACGATCCGTCCTCCATGTTCAGCCACGAATCAAACGCACCAGCACGTACAGGGCCAGAATTGCCACGAGCGCCCAGGCCAGCGCTTCCAGGCGCATCGGCAGCCACAGCCACCAGGTCATCCACTGCCACGCGCTTACGCAGAAGGCGGCGACGGCGGCGGCTGCCCGCCCGATCCACCCGCCACCTTGCGGACGAGGGCCACGATCCGGTCCGCTGTCTGGTCGTCGATCAGCATTCGGACGCCGCTTTGCTTCGCGAGATCGCGGTACAGCATCCAGACGTTGCTCAGCGTCAGCAGCAGCAGCAGCACCGTCTGCGTGCTGGGCAGCATGTTGCGCAGCAGGGCCACGATCAGCGATGCCAGGGCGTCCGTCGCCGGACCGCTTGGACTCGGCGGGGGACTGGGCATCGGCGGCACCTGAAAAGGGATCGTGGGCTCCGGCAAGGGGGACGGCGGCGTGGCCGGCGGACGCCAGCCGCCGCCTTCCGTCTGACCGGTCGCACCGCTGGGCTGCCCGTCGCTGGCTTGGCCGATACCGCCCTTGGCCAGCCCCTGCTCATGCTCTTTGCTTTGCTGCGTCTGCTTCCAGGCGCGATACTGCGGCGCGACTTTTTTCGTGTACGCCCGGATTGCCGCCCGGATTTCCTGATCGAGCTTCTGCGGCTCCAGGTAGCCTTGGCGCAGGTACACCACTGTGGCCGGGTCGCCAAACGCCCGGTTCAGCGGCGGCTGCACGATCAGCACCGGGAACTGTTTCAGCGCGAGCCCCTTCCACCGCCACTTTTGCGACTCGTCCTCGTACTGGAAGACTTGCCAGTGCGCCCACGACTCCTTGGGCTCTTTGACGTTCACCCACGGCCTGAGATACGGACTCGACGCGAAATCGGCCCGCATTTTTTCGCACCACGGACAGCCGCGCGTCACCACCAGCGAGAAAAACCACTTGTGACTGTCGTCTGGCGGCGGCGCGACCGCCTCGACGAAGGCCAGCGTCCCCTCGTCCTCGACCCCTTGGGTCCCCGCGACGTGCTCCACCATGGCCCCACGCCGCAGAATCTCGGCCACTGCGGCCGGCGGCACGTCGCGGCCCTCCGGCTGGCTCGCGGCCGCCAATACCAGCATGGGCGCCCAGATCGCGCTCATCGTTCGCCCTCCCTGCGTTTGGGCTCGCTGCTGGCCACCTGGCGGCCGCCAGCGCGGGCCTGCCCTATTGCCACCATGCGACGATTTTCGGCGGCGGCGGGCCCGGCGGCTCGTCTGGAATCACGACCCACGGCCCGCTCGCCATATGCAGTCGCCGAAACTCCTCTTCCGTGTACTCGTCGATCCGCCAGGTGCTGTTATTGTTGCAGACTTTCCAGGGCTTCGCATCGCCAGGCACGTATCCGTACAGCGTCTGAAAATGGGCGCGGCCGGCCCCGATGGCCGCAAAACGCCCGGTCTGCGCCGCCCAGATCATCCAGGGCCGCGTGTCCTCGTAGCTGGTGCCCGTGACGTTGTACAGCTTCATGCCGCGCTCGCGGGCGTACTTTGCGACGCGGCCCGGCCATGACCCGCCCCGCTGCGCCGGTCCATATTCCGTGTCCCATAGCACGTAGGTCCAAGCCGGCAGGTTATTCCACATGCCCACCATGCCGATGCTGCATTGGACGCACGACCCGTCCGGGTTGCGGAACCACGCGCGATACTCGGGCGGGATGTCCATCGTCGCGGGATGCTCCGCCGCGACAGCAGCAGCCGAAACAGCCAGCAAGAGCACGAAACCGGCCGCCATGTACCGCACCAGCGCGCAGACGGCCTCGACCACGTGCGGCGGCGGCCCGCCCTGATCGGCGGCGATTTCGTGGACTTCTTCGACGATTGCCGACCAGCGGGCCGATCCCAGCCCGCGCGACTCGTTCACCGCCAGCAGCAGCCGGCCGCCGATCCGATGCGCCAGCGTGGCCGCTTCCCCCTCGTCCGCCGTCGGCTTGACGACTTCCACCAGCCGATAGATCGCATCCCTTGCGAGCATTACATGACCTCCCTGTCCGTGTCGCCCCATTATAAGGACCGCAGCGCGCCGCGTTGCAAGACGCTACGATTTACTGCCTGCCCACCCCTCCAGCGTGATAAATGCCCCCGGTTTTCACTGCGGCATACACGCTGCCCGTTTCATTCTTCCGCCGGCGCAATCCAAATCGCCGTCCGCCAGGTCCCGTCTCGCTCCTGCGCCCACACCTTGCGCACCAGCGCCTCGACCACCTGGGCGTCGTCCTCGTACACGATGCCGGTCAGCGCGTCGCAGACCGCACGGAGCAGCTTGTCCACGTCGCCCGCCAGCCGGCCCGGACGCCGCTGCCGCCGACCTTGCGCCGACAGGCCGCTGCGGCGATAATGCGATTTCGGCCGCGGGACGTGGATCAGCACGGCCAGCTTGACCGGTGAGCGCGTCGGCGGCCGCTGCCACTGCTGGCGCGCCATCAGCCGCACCGCCAGCCGCCAGTCCTCGACCTGCCGGCCTCCGTCATGCGTCACCCGCACCCCCAGCGATCCATCACGGCGTCGGAACGGGAACGCCCGCATGCTCCCTTGCGTCTTCGGCTTGGGTCCCTCGATCAGCAGCTCCACCGCCCCCGCCAACTCGTCCCTGCCAGCAGCCATCCCCACCCCTCCCTGGAAACGCGCCCCTCGCGCCCCTGTTGGTCGCAACTCGTTGGCCCGTCAGAACTTACTCAGGGGCGCGTCACCCGCAGGCCGCCCCAAACTCGCCCCAGTCGCCATCGCACGCGCCCCTGCGTAACTCGTTGCCCTCGAACAACTTGCGCTGGACAGGGGCGCCAGGGGCGCGTTTTTCGGACACCCCCGGGGCGTACCGCTCGGCGACTGCCAGCAGCTCCGCCGCATCAAACACCCTCCGCCCATCGCTGCGTCTGGTCGCAAGTCCAAACTGGGACAGGGTTTTCGACACCTGGAACCCGTTGATCGGACGGCCGTGCCTGTAGTCGCGCCATGGGCGGTCGTCCATCTCGGCCAGGGCCACGGCCAGGTCGGCCGGCGTCCACCGGCAGCGGGCATCATCGGCGACCAGCCCCGCCACGTCCCGCAGCAGGGCCACGGCCAGGTCCTGCTCGTCCTGCTGTGCCCCAGCCAGCGCCACGGCCGCCTGCCGGGCCGTCAGGCTCCACCACGCCCCGGCCAGGTCGGCCAGGGCCAAAAGCGGCCGCCAGGAATCCGCCTCCCGGTCGTTGAGCACCTCCGGGCACGGCGGATCGTCCGTCGGCTTCAGCCGCTGCCCCTCATCCAGCGACCACCGGCGCAGCTTGCGGCCGAGGATCGCCCCTCGGGCCAGGGCGTCGCGGTCCAGTCGCACGCAGTGCGCCCCGGGCGGCTTGCGCTGCAAGGTCAGGATGATGCCCCGGTCCTCGATGGTCGCGGGCAGCCGACCGATCCCGGCCAAGAGCTTGGGGCCAAACACGCTGAACCGGCGCGGCAGCAAGCTTTCCCCGTCCAGCCGCACCACATAGGCCGTATCGCGCGTATGGCCAGCGTTGACGAGGCCGCGCAGCTCCTCGCTATCGGCCAGGAAGGCGTCCACCTCGTCGATCACCAGCGTCGGCTGCGCCAGCTCCACGACGCGATACAGGGCCGCCGGCGAAATCGAAACCGCCGCCAGCACCCGCGGCAGCATCGACGCGACCACCCGCACCAGCGTTGTCTTGCCGCAGCGCTTCGTCGGCGAATTGATGATCAGGATCGGGGCCACGTCCGACCGCTCGACGGTGTAGGTCCAGGCCGACCACAGCACGGCGGCCGCCGCCTGCTGGCGTGTCAGCCAGACGTACCGTTGCACGTACCGCATCGCCTCGTCGAGCACGTCGGCCAGTGCGACCGGGTCGGGCCACGGGTCCGGCCACGCCAGCCCCAGCGACGCGGCCGCATCCGGAGGGGGCGACTGGCGCTCTGCGGGCCTGGCAGAGCGCATCGCCGCGAAGCACTCGGCCGCGGCCGCGGTCAGCGCAGCCTCCAAGTCCTGCTGCGGGATGCGGTAGCGCTGGCACCACGTGCCCACCAGGTCGCGCACCTGCTGCCCGTCGAACACGTCGCAGCGCTGGCTTTCGACCGCTTGGCCATTATGTCGCAACAGCAAGATGACGCGGCGACCGATCCGATCAGCCGCCCAGTCGAGCGTCCACCCGTTGACCCGGTTCATGGCGTTTGGCCGCTTGTACTACGTGGGAGCGAAGGAACTCGACGAGCGCCGGCAATAGGATGCCCGTTTCCATCTGCCGCCAGGCGTACTCCTCCACCGTTGGGCAGAGCCTCGCAAGCCCGGTCGCCACCACCTTGATCGCGGGCCTGGCCCAGATGGGCGTTTCCAGCCAGGCCAGCTCCTCGCCAAGCCTCTGCACCGACGGATAGGGCGACCAGACGCAGTGCGCGACGTGCACACGCACCCGGGCATCGGGCGGGGCGCGCAGCACGACCCACCCATCCCGCCAGATTTCAAGCACCAGCGGCAGCGGCGGACCCGGCACGGGCCCGCCCGCAGCCCCAAGCCGAATCGTGCCACTGGGCACGTGAGAGCGACGGACTGAAGGCATGGATGAACCCCAGCGCGAAAAGATGACCGGACGCAGCGGGGCGGCGCGGCCGCCACGTCCGGTCACACGACGCCCCATCCTGCGCCGCCGGTCGGTCCGAGGAGGCATGCGCGTTTCCCACTGCCAGACCGACCCCGGACAAGACGAAAAAAGAGCGCCCCACCGCCAGCTTGTCCCAACGCCGGCCTATCCGCGGCCAGGCATCGCCGCGGTAGCGGGGCGCCGATAGATCGACGCGCCGAAAATGGGGCGCGGCTGTCCCTCGTGGCGTCATGCCTGCCATCCATGAGCCGCGGCCCCCGATGCTCCGTCGTACTCATCCTGCGGCGGATATCTTAACTGCGGGTTGAAACACGTCAAGATGAACCGCCGCATTCGGAAAAAATTGCGACGCCGACCCCTACCGCAGCAGGTCGGCCGGCTCGCAGCCGACGGCCGATGCCAGCCGCTCCAGCGCCCGCAGACTCGGCTGCCGCCGGCCGGTTTCATAAAAGCACCACATCAGCACGCCCACATTGGCGCGCTGGGCCGCCTGCTTCTGCGTCAGCCCGGCAGCCAGACGCGCCGCCAGCAAGCGCTGGCAGAACGTCGCATGCAGCGCGGAGCGATATTTCGGCGGCAGCGTCCGCGGCCGACCGGTTCCCACGCGGGACTTTTTCGGCTTAGTCTTTTGCGCCATCGGGCAAATATCCTCCAGCAAAACCGCGGCTGGGGTCGCCGCCGTAAAGGTCCACCAGCCCCTGGCTAGTCGCCCAGGGCCGCCACGCCGCCAGCGCAGCAGGGCCCGCACACTGCAACACGACCTTCCGCCGCTCGCCGGCCCGCACGGGCGGCGTCGCCAGAAACGCGACGCCTTCCCGGGCCGCCGCCTCCGGCAGCTCCGGGACGACCTGCCCGCGCAGGTCGGCCACCAGCTCGCCGCCCAGGTCGATCTTCGGGGCCGCACGCAGCGCCTCCCGGGCCCGCTCCACATCCGCCATCAGCGCCTCCGCCGGCCGCCCCTGGAACTCCGCCCGCGACTTGATCCGCCAGGCCATCAGGGCATCTGGCTCGACGCCCGGACACTCGCCCCGGTAAGCCGCGGCCAGACAATGATCGGCGGCTGCTGCGAGCACGTAATCGGTCGGGACGGTCCACCACGTGCCCTGCCGCGTGACGACGCGCCACGTGCCGCTTTGCGCGTCCCAGGTGCTGGTGCTAGGTTTCAGTTCGCCGGCCTCTGGCCCTTCGCCTTGCAGCAAGCCCTCGCGGGCCAGTTCCGCCACCAATTGGCCCAGCGACGATGCCGGCCAGAACTCCGCTGGCGGCTTGCCCCAGCCGCGGTCTAGCGGCCGATGGTGGTCCAGCCGAACCGCATAACAGCCTGCCGGAAAATGTTTCCGCAGCCCGTCCCCGTCACACTCGAACAGCAGCACGCGCGACCCCGGCCGCAGCGGCAATCCGAATTGCGACCGCCAGTTTTCCGCCTCGTAGGCGTCGGCGGGCGAAACGTCGCGCCCCGTCAGAAACGACACGGCCTGACCGTACGCCACGCGGCACGACTCGCACAGCTCCCTTGCCGCCTGCGCCTCCGGGTCCGGCGCACCAAAGATCACATACAGTGTCATCCCAGCGCCTCCAATCATCGCCTGAAAAACGGGCAGCCCCACGCCGCCCAGCGGATTATACAGCCGGTCATATTCTTGTGCAATGCTTCGACCGCAGGTGTACGCATCCGCGCGCCCTCATACCAGCAATCGCTGCGGCGGCTGGTAGTTGGTCACGAGGAACTCGGATTTGCGCGGCTTGCTGCGGTGGGCGCTGGCACGCACGACATGGCGCCCGCATTCGACCCACTGCCACCGGTCTTCTGGGTATAGCGCGCGCATCAGCGGCGACTCGTACGTGGCCAGCGCCACTTTGCCGACCACGCGAGCCAATACTTCGGCAAGCTTTCGATGGCATTCGTCCGAGAACTCGACGATATACACGCTGCGGGACTTGTCTTCGCGGCAGTCGAACGCATACGGCGGGTCGAGGAAAAACAGCGTTCCGGGTGAGTCATACGCTGCGATCACTTCCAGCGCGTCGCGACACTCGATTTGCACGCGCCGCAGGCGCCTGGCCAGCTTGTGCAGCGACTCCACGTGCGACAGCCAACGTGAAACCGGCGATCTTGTCACGCCGTACGCCCACGAGTTCCGGTATCGGCCGCCGCCGCCCAGCCCAGCCCGCGTCTGAAGGGTGCGCACGAAAAACCGCCGGGCCCGCTCCACCGGCGGTAAATCATCGAGGATTTCCGCGTGCGATTCCCACAACTCGGCCCGGGCGTAGGGCGTCAGCCGCAGCGCTTCCACAAGCGCGTCCGGCTCTTCCCGTAACACACGAAAAAACGTGACCAGGTCCTCGTTGATATCGTTAACGGTTTCGATGGGGGCCGGCCGCCGGTTGAGCAGCACGGCCGCCGATCCGCAGAACGGCTCGACGTAATGGTGGCAGTCAGGCAGCAGGGGCAGAATATCGTTGAGCTGGTACCACTTGCCGCCGAAGTACGGAAACGCACACAGCTTGCGACCCATTCCGCCGACTCCGCTGGCCCTGCGCACTTGCTCCCGATGATTGCAGCACGGGCGGCGGCCGCCGCACAAGCGAGCGGCGGCCGCCCCGCAAGAAACGCCACGCGGCCTACAGCGTCAGATCGACGCCTCCCGCCTGGCACGCCTTTCGTACTTGCCGCCGCACGTCCTCGATGGGCGCCGGCTTGCCGCCGATTCCGCTGGCGGCCGCCAGTTTCAGCGCGCGGCGCAGCGCGTCCTGCGGCACCAGCGCCAGCATCTCAGCCAGCAGAGCGCGATGCTGGATCGCTTCTTTGCCGCGCTCGATTTCGCGCAGCCGCTCGACTTCCCGGACCGCCTCGGCCAGCGCCTCGGGAACGTACTCCCGCAGCACCGACACATCGTACACTTGTACCCCGCAGGCGCTCATGGCGCCAGTCTGCGGGTCGCGGGCAATGCAGACGCCCGCCGCGCTGGCCCGCTGCGCCAGCGGCAGCCGCGCCCACTCTTCGGCCAGCGCCCGCTCCCGTGCGGCGCGCTGCCGGGCCTCTTCGTCAGCCTTCGCCTTTCGCTGCCGGCGCTCCTCGTCGGCAGCCAGAATCGCCGCCGCAATCTCCGCGGGCGTCGGCTGGTCGGCGTCCACGATGATCGGCACCTGCCCGTGGTGGTAATCGGAGCGATACATCCAGCGAAAGTCTTGCCGGTAATCGCCCGCGAACTCCGACGGATACTGCCCGCCGCCCGCCTCGATCAGCAGCTCCCGCACTTCCCGCGGGAGCTGGTCCACGGGCACAGGAACCTCGATCTTTTCTGGCACGTTCGCGCCGGTTTCGATCCGGCGCGCACGCACCCAGTCCGCGGTCCGATGGACGGTTACTTTGACGACAGCACACATAACACAACTCCTTCCGGTCGTCACGGCCAAGCCGGCGCGCCGCCAGCACGCGGGCTGGTGATCCTCTGGGCGGTCCGCCCGCCCACAAGCGCCCCCGATAGCACAGCCCCACCATCGCCGCTCGGGGGAACGCGGCGATCAGCTCAATAGCCGATCAGGTGGCGGACGAGCGAACACATCACTGGCGGACACACGGCGTTGCCGATCAGCTTGATCCGGTCGCGGCGGCTGCTTTGAGCCCATCGGTGCCGTGGCGGGAATCCCATCGCGGCGGCCAGCTCCGGGGGCTGAAGCATTCGCATTTCGTGGCCCCGGCCGGCAGGTCGAACGTAGGCAAACCGGTCGATGGTCGTAACTGTCCGCAGCGGCCGGTCGATGGATTGATAGCCGCCTGCTCCGTCGCTTCCGTAATAGACCAGAATAAACTCCGACTGCGGGCCGAGTGTCTCCACCGCTCGATGGAACCTTTCCATGGTGGTCCTGGCCAGCCTTCCTGCGCAGACTGGCCGCATCGGCCATGGATGATTGCGATCTTCTCCCGTCCCCAGAATATCCGCCGCCGTCGGCGCTGGCCTCTGGATTGGCGCTGGTAGGGCCGGCAGTGCTTGCGTGTCGCACACAACGAACAGGCGTTTCCTCGATTGTGGAACGCCATAATCCTGCGCATCCAGCACGCTGTACTGCGTCTGATATCCTAAGCCCTTCAGTTCCTCAATCCATTGGCCGAAGCGAGACCATCGCATCATTTGCGGGACGTTTTCCACGACGATCCAGCGCGGCCGAAGGGCCCGCGCATAACGGACGACCTGAAACGCAGTTTCACGGCTGATCTCGGATCGCGGGGCACTTCCCTTGGCGACGCTGTGGCTCGTGCACTCGGGGGACGCAATCAGAAGATCAACCGTGCCGAGCCGGGCTGCAATATCTTGCGGGTCAATGTCCTCGGCCCGTGCATTCCAGATGGCCGCATCGCGGTAGTTGCGCTGGAACGTGTCTGCGGCGAGCTTCCAGTAGTCCACGCCCCCGACGATCTGGGCTCCGGCCATCGACGCCCCGCGTGAACTGCCGCCAGCCCCGCAAAACAGGTCGAAGCAACGAATCTGTCGGTACATAAGCAGCATCCCTGAGCGCTGCGCGCACCGAAATCGCCCCCGATTAACCGCTCAGGGCAAGGTACTCGACCACCCTCGCCCAGTCGGCACAGTTGTCTGGACCAGCCAAGATGTACCCGCTCAGCTCCGGAAACCACGGGTCCAGGCCGACAGATCGGCGCAAGCCCTCTCGCGCGATCGTCCGCTGCCAAGCGTGCGGGATGATCGCCGCTCCGGGGCAAATCAGAACATTCCCTGCCGCGAAAAACAGCGACGTGGTGCCACCGCCACCGGGCCGAAAACAGCCGGGGGCGGCATCGACGGCATCTCGAATAGCCGCAGACCACGCGGCGCCGTCGGCAGCGTGCTTCCTGCCGCGGCCGAGCCCGACAAAAGCGGGATGCCGCGTGGTGCCAGCACCTGATACGCCGTGCCGGCCGCCGACGCCGAAGCAGTCGGCGATCAAAACGGCGTTGGTGTAGGCCGCCATCACGTCCTCGCTGATCGGCGGCGACAAGTCTTTCGCATGATGAGCAATGACCCATGCGCGCGCCGCTTCT